TTTCAATGCTAATTTCCTCAGCTTTTAATCTAGAGTCTACCGCTAACTTCTGGTACTCCTGCTGGATCTTTTGGGCCTTAAGTTGAACTTCCGCAGCCTTGATTTTTACTTCTTCTTGTTTAACTTGAGCTTCCATTAGTTTTGCTTGCTCTTCTAAATCAGGCTCTGGAGGTTGCTCAGGTGTTGTAGAGGGATCAGTTAAGAAATCATCTACATTCTGAAAACCCATAGCCTTTACAAGAGATGCCCCTAAGTTATACATATTCTGTTCTGATACAATTTTCAATCCACCAGACATTGCCTCCCCAGCAAAAGAGAGCATCTGGGAAAGGTGCATCATCTGCTGGTCTTTGTTTCCACTTCCTAGAGCCACAGAAACAGTACAATCATACTTATCATTCCAAGCATCAGGACGTACCGGAACCCACTCATTGCGTAATCTAATCACCCTTTCTTTGTCTTGATTTTTATACAGTAGTTCATATATCCGTATCATTAAATCTTTTACGCCAGTTTCGGCAAAGTTCCTGGCAATCAGTTCCACTCTACTCTGAGCGGCACCCATAACGGCGTTTACAGCGGTGGCTGTCGTGTGGGATGTCAGAGCATTCTCATCTAAACCCTGAGACATCTTAGATACACCAGCTCTAGCCTCCCTTACTCCATCCAAGTATTCAAGCATCTGGAATGAGTAAGGTTGCAATGCAGGGGTAGCGAGGGGCGTTACGGCGTTAGGGGATTTAACTCTAACTACTCCTCCAGGGCGTTGGGTAAGTAGATCATCGAGATTCGCCTGCCCCTCTAATACTGCGAAACGTCCAAAATTCTGGTTGTACATATTGTCCATGAGATTACGCATTAGCGTACTCTTCATCAACTGTAAATCCATAACAAGGTCTGCAACTGAAAGTCCAAAGAACTTATGTGGTATTTTTATGGGGGTAATAGAAACAAGCGGAATAGAGTCTATCTCATCATTCGCTAATACCTTAGAACCTACAGTACAAACTTTTCTAAGTTCTGTAATGCCGTCCCCATCAAAATCTGTTTTTAGATAAGACTCATGTAACCAGTAGGTTCGTAAACCTTCCTCCCCATAGTCATCTCCACCCCCCATGCCTTCCCAGTATTTAGCAGATTTGTCGAACTGAAAACGCTCTAGCCTTTCAGCAGAGAACGCTGACATATCATCATCACCCCCACCAAGATCACCTGGCTCAAGGTCTTCATCTGGGTACATCTCCCTTAGCTCAGAGAGTGTTTTTATAACTCTATGGCATACAAATCTAGCATCCTCAATGCTCTTAGATTCTCGACTAATAAGAAATTCTGAGGGAGGAACATTCTCTACCCGTATTCTCCCACCGCGAGAATTTCGACTAAGAACTACATCATGGGTCATTGTCGGGCCTTCACCATAAGATGTATGTTCTATAACTTCTACCTCATCATCGTTTATTAAAATTGTAAATTCATACTCATCTAAATTACGATACTCTTCTCTGCTGGGTTCATCATACTCGTCCCACCAAACTTTTACTATTCCATTCTTTGATAGTAAAGCATCTGTAAACCAAGAATATAAAATCTCCCAACCCGGATTGTCTTTTGTAAAAACATAATTAACGTAGTCTGTAGCCTGTTTAGCCATCTCTACGTCTTCCGGGCCGTGGGGGGAGAACTTGACCATCTCATCCCCAGAAGCGAATACTCGCATCAAGGATGGTTTTATCCATTCAATAGTATCTTGTACAGTAGAATCTACGAACTGGCTACGCCCTTCAACTTCATTACCAAAGGGTAGACCATAGTAATACTTCATGGCTTGTTCGCGCTGAGTAGATATTACATCACCCATATAACCAAGAGAATCAGAGATTTCCCCTCGTATCCTGGTTACTAATTCTTCTTCAGTAATTTTTTCACTAGCCATTAAACAATTCCATAATTCCTGTATTTAACATCTTGTGTCCATGTGGGGTCTTCACCAGCTATAGCAAAACGCTGGGACTGAAACGCATACCTCGTTGCAGACATGAGGTCATCCCTAATGGGGACTACTTTGTTATCCTTCCTGTGATACATTCTAAACTCTTCAAACCAATCTGGAAGTGTTGAAAACACTTTAAACTTATCAGCCTCTATAGCTTGTAGCATTGCCATTAAACCTTCCTCTACAGAGTTAGAGCCTTTATTCTCTCCCAAGGCAGGGGGGTTGGTAAAATGTTCCAGCATAAAATTACAACCTAGATTTCTATACTGGTCAGCAAGACCTGGGTTTCCCATGCTATCCCTGCGATTCCCGTCATGTGGGTAGGCTATGGGTATAAACATAGGTCGTTGCCTTATACATGAAGCGTGTACAGTGGGGCTGGCTTTTGAAGCCCTGTAACAATCGTACACATAAAAAGTTTCTGTATCCCTGTCAATAGCGCACCATACGAGAGCAGTGGGGTGATCCCAACCAAAATCTATAGCAGCTATCCTGGGCCAATGACTTTTTATACGCACAGGATCAGTTATTATCTTTTCCTCCCCCAATGGGAAAACCAATCCTGAACCAATCGAGGGTCTACCGTTACGCCTCATCTCTCTCTCATGGGGGCTGTAACTGGACAATATCTGTTCCATTACAACTTCTGAGAGGTGGCCTCTTTCTCCATTCATAGAGAAGATTCTCTCAGAGGCATCATCCCAGGTGGCGTTAGTTAGGGATTGGCCTGATTGGAGGTTGTTCATAAACGAAGCTACAGTTTCTGTCATCCCCTGCTCTGGAGTAAAAGTCATATAAACCATACCTTTACGATCCAAAGTTCTAGTGACTGCTTGGGAGTATATATCCCTGTTTGGTTCTTCATCCAACCATATGCAATCTACTGAACGACCCTGCCATTTCTCTTGGCCCATCTCGTAGGCTTTAAAGAATAAAGAAGAGTTCCCACCGCTAACGTGCTTGATTAGAGCGACCGATTTGGCATTAGGGACACCGGGTTTCCTTTCGGTTTTTATTATTAGTTTTTTCGGTATTGAACCGGAACCAAAGGCTTCGGGGTCATCTGGAGAACCCAATAATTCGTACTGTACTATGTCGCGTGTTGTTTCATTCGATACCCCTCCAGCCCACGCTATTATTGGCTGTCTGTATCTTCGGCCCTGCCACCACTTGGGATATAGCCCAGTTACATGGAAAGCCATCTCCGCTGCACCACAGTAACTTTTTCCTATTCTGTTGGCAGCCATTAAAAGTCGCTGGTTAGCAGAACCTCCAGTTTCGTGGAAGTTAAGTTGATAGGGGTAAGGGTCATATAGGCCAATCTTATTGAACCTTTCTCTTGCTCTTATCTCCCTAGCGATTTCTACTGCTTTTTCTAGCTTTGCCCTTGCTTGCATGAATCGCTCTCATCTGTCTTTCTGCCTGTGATTTGTTGGGATAACACTTCCCAGAAGAACCCCATTTCCAGCCTTTCTTTCCTTCTTTAAGCGTACAGCGTTGTATAGGCATTACACATAGCTCCCTAGAAGCCCCGTCTCTTCCCGCTTAGTTAAAGACATTCCTTCCTTGAACTTCTCTCTCATCTCATCAGTTATTATTTGCTGCCATACTTCTGGCTCATCAGGTTCTACTGGGTCTACTGTCATGCTTTCCCAGCTCCAACCATACGGGAAACCCAAATTCGATCCTCTGCCTGTCTGTGCATCCCTATAATCTCTTGCTTCTTCCCTAGTCAAAAAAATCATTGGGCCTCCAGTATCACTCTCTAACCACCCATATTCTGGATGAGTAATCGTATACCCATTTGACTCTCCTCCCACTCTAGTAGGGGGCATCTTAAATCCCTTTAGGAGTTTACTAAAGAATTGAGGGGCTTTATTATTGTAAATAAATTTAAGGAACTTGCCACCTACATCTAATTCTTCTCCGCTATAAGACTTTGTAACTTCGGTAGGTAAGTCTTCCTTATCTATTTTTCTTATTTTAGTATCCCTAAGAAATTGTTTTTTCTTTTCCTCAGTTCGTATTCTTTTATAAGTATCATCTAACCATTCTTGGGCTGCTTCTTTTGTGGGGAAAGTTCCACCCTTATCATTACTTACCTTGTTATAGACCTGATACTGATCCGCGCTACCATGATAATCTATATGCGTTATAACTCTATTAGCCAACTCATCCCCCACATGAGCCGGGAGATCATCCTCATGTATGCCCTCAACCATTTGTGGTGCGCTGCCACCTTTGGGGAAAGTAGTTATACTATATTTGCCAGTATCTAAGTTATAGGCAAAATCAGCCCTTTCAATAAGCCTACTTAAACTATACCTCTCAGCCTGCGTCTCTCCAGTTGTCCAGGTTATAGCCTCAATACTTGGATCATTTATAGCTTCCATGAAATGATCTTTGAACAGGAGTTCCCACCCCTTATCCTTGAAGGGTTCATCAGGGACTTCTCCGGTCTGAGGAATAACATTACCATCAGAGTCCATCTCTTCAGGTTTCGTGATATAGCCATAATCTTTGGGTACTTGCTTGGCTGCCTCTTTCTCTGAAATATCAAGGGCTTGAGACAAACGCCTTATTTCCCGCCTTCTTGCCTTCTCCGCAGCCTGCCACCAATCAAGCTGGTACTCATCAGAATGCAAAGACTTCAAATTGTTTGCGGTAATATTGCTTAACCTTGTATGGCCTAAAGTATTTTCCTGACC